AGTAGACTTCGCACTAGCGAAACCAGTGTCTTGCAGACCTTGACTCGCAGACTCTTGAGCAGTAACTACTCCTCGGCTAGCTGAAGTAACTTTGTCTCTCTGAGCTCGTAAGGCCGCCTCACTGATCGCGTCTCCTTGGGCTATTAGAGTTCGCAGTATATCTTGCTCTACGGCTAGCTTATCCCTAGCTAAGTCGGTGGCTCCTTTAGCTATGGAAGTACCTTCAATGTTTCTTCTCAGAAATTCCTCTCTAAGTCTTCTTTCATCCTGCAATACTAGTAACTCTTTTTCCTTAGCGGCACGCAGTCCTTCCTGTGCATCTAATTCTTTATTTCTAAGAGTAAGTATATAATCAGCGGTCAATCCTTGCTTCTGAGCAGTAGCTAGTTGTTTACTAGCCAGTAAGTATGCCTCATTAGCTACTTGCACACCAGTCTGCATGTAATCATTTCTAGTTACCTCTAGTCTAGTTTGCTCTGCTTCAAAATTTAGTTGAGCTTCTTTAGCTGCTACTAGTTTATTCTGTATGCCTAGTATATTAGACTCTATTTCATATCTTTTGGCAGTAGAAAGATTATAGGAGGACGTTGCTTCTTTAAGTTTCTCTTGGTTTCTAAGTTGAAGTTCTAAAGCCTGAATATTTCTATCCACAGAGAGAGTACCTGTTTGAGAGTCTAGTCTGGCTATGTTCAAGCTCTCAGAGGAGATCTCCCGCATAATACTAACATAACTATCTGTTCTAGATAGGAAAGCATCTAGTTCTGCTATACTAGTAAACCCTAAATTCTCTAGTAGACTAGCTTTGGACGCATTAATATCTGTTTTAGATACTCCATCTATGCTAGACTTTATATTTTCGGACAGAGAGGCTAGTCTCTCAAATTCAGAGTTAGTTCCTTTTATTGAGGACTCAAATGTGGTGATATCCGACTGGGCTGATTTAGCTACTAATGATAAGTTAACATACGCAGATATCGCAGCATTAATATCATCTACACCCCCAAGTATATCCTTCTGGTTGGCTCTTTTAGCACTAGATAGTATAGCCATGGCTTTAGCTATTGCTTCCGCTTCCTTACGTAGGTCATCTACATAAGTTAGATCTCCAAATAGTCCATCACTCTTACGTTTAGCTTTCTCAGCGTTAATCTCTTCAAGTCTTGTGGATAACTGGTCTAGCTCAGTGTTTATGTTCTTAAATGCTGTTAACTGACCCTGTCTAGACTCTTGAGATAGAGCTTCGTTAAATGTAGTAGCTAAAGAAGAGGCCTGGTCTAGTATAGATGATGGTAATGTTAACTCATCGAATAGTGAGTTTATTCTAGTTACTATTCCAGTTAGTGCACTCTCATCACTAGCTAAAGATCTAATTAAACTATTAGTAGCCTGACTTATATTAGCCCCAAACTTCTCCCATGCAGTACCATCCAAGTTATCGTCTAGCTTAGAGAACCTTTGTGCTGATTGGTCTAATACAGCGTTAGTTAGTGCCGCTTGTCTTTGGAATTGGTTTAGACTGTCAGCCGCTAACCCGTGCTGTTCTCCATACTTAGTGAAAGCCTCTGTAAGTCTAACAGTAATACCTAATTCGTCTAATAGTTCTATTTCTTGTTTAGAGATACCACGAGTAACACGGTTAAGTGCATCAGTCATACCTACCCCAAGGGCTACTGACGCTCTTCTCGCCACTAAGGCTAACTGCTCCACTTCTTCGGTATTAAAACCGTATGCCGAGGTAGCTGTTGCTGCTCTTAGAGCGTCTTGAAATGCTATAGTATTACCAGTAGCTCTTTGTAGGCTATAAGCTAAGGCATTAACGGATTCCCCTACTTCACCTGACATTACGTCAGCTATCTCAGTAAGCCTTTCTACACTTGCCGCCTCGTTCATTATTCTGAATGCTTCAGATACTGCAAATACGTTAGCTGCCACTAATGCATATATACTAGCTATACCACCAGCCTTAGACGCCATAGCTGAAAAGTTCCTAACAGAGTTAGTACCTTGTCTATTTACATCCTTTAGTGCATTATTTAGTTTTTTACCACTCCCTGCTGCTCTAGTATTCTCTTTGGCTACTGAGCGTATTTCGGTGCCTAGACCCTCTACGGCACGTCCTGCAGCCACTGAGTTACTATTGAGGTCTTTAGTTACCTCTACTAAATGGTCCATATCAGATCTAGCAGCATCGGCGTTTATACCTAGCTGCTCTAGAACCGAGGATATAGTTTCAGAAGTAGTTCTGGTATTATCTTCTATTGTGGTGATAGAGGATGCCAAAGTATCAAAGTGAGCCCCGAAAGACCTCAAGGACTTGGGTACTTTTATGTTGTTTAAAGAGTTATTTAAATCGTCCGCGTATATAGCTGCATCATTAATGACTTCACTTAGCGCTTCTAGTTGTGTCGTAGCAGGCTTAATACCTTTATACTTAACATTAATTAGTAACTCTTCTATTTTCTTAGCCATTATTCCTCCTAAGTATAATAGATACAAAAATAGCGGCACAAGGCCGCTATTGTAGATATTAAGCGACGGTTATAAACTTAACGTATTTGCTATCCCAAGCATATCCGTAACTGTAACCACCGATAAGAGCAGTCTGGTTAGACGCCCCCTCCCTGTCGAACTCTAGAGTTCTAAGTTTAAATCCACCAGCTACCCCGTGAGTATGCATAACTACCATTTCAGTGTCTGCTAGATACTCGCTAATAACCACGTTTATCTTAGTCCCTACAATTTTTAGAGCATTTTCGTAATTAGCGTCGAAGTTTAGTTCTAAAGCTTTTGCTAAGCTAACCCCAATAGTAATCTCGCCTTCCGTGTTGTATACACTAGGAGTTAGAGAGACTACGGCAGCCGCAATGCCAGCCCAAGTAACAGTACCTGTTGTGGCTATAGACACGTCTGCACGAAGATCTGTTACGAATTTTTGCTCAATCTTCTTAGCTATTAACTGACCCATCAGGGTAGACATACAAGAGTTAACCCCTACTACTGGAGATATATCTTCAAAAGTTTCGTCTGTTAGGTCTAGTGCGGTAATGTCAATGGTTTTTGGTATAACTAGACCTTTTATAATTAAAGAGGTCGCGTTATACGCAGGAATATCTGTAAATGGGTATAAAGTAGTACCTGACGTTAGCCCTACTACATTAAGTATACTTCTAGCTAACGCTAGGTTAGATAGTACTGCTTTACTAGTAGCTACTATATTTTCATCAATAGCGTCTGTGACACTCTTAATTACAACTTGTTTAGTTTGCATTTCTAATCCTTAAAAAGAGCCTCTTTCGAGGCTAAATGGAGAAATTATTTGCCTTTTGTTTTCTTGAGTCTAGCTTGAGCATCCTGTATAGCTTTTTTCTCTAAATGTAGAATAACATCTAGAATTAGCTGCTTATCCCTAGAATCAGTTACTTCATAGACCTCTAGAAGGGAGGATAGGGATGCCTTATCTTTACCTCCGAACATAGAACCATTCATTCCTAAGGAAATATAGTAATCTGGTAAGGCTTGATATATCTTGTGAGCTATTTGCACTACTTGAGGCATATCCGCCATAGTAATAGGGAATTTAGATGGGTCTGGCTCTACTCCCATCTGTTCACAGATCATTAAGTATTTAGTCCTCGATACATCATTGGACGTTCTTAACATCTTATCTATGGCTGAGAATAGTGTTTCTCTGCTCTTACTTTCGAAAGTTGCTGATATCAGTTAGACAACTATTAACCCAGTTGTCAAATGCAGTACTTTTAGTTAGGAGAGTTACTGCGTTTTCAACACTGTACTCCACTTCCTCAGTTAGGTCTAGACCTGCCTCATCAATAAGTAGTAGCTGAGCTAAGTAACCTAGTGTAAGACCTTTCCACCCCTTAATAACTTCTTTACAGAAGGCTGGGATCCAAAGTTCGTTATCGAGGTTCTGTACTGGGATACCTAGTTTGGTATCATACTTAGTAATCATGCAAGATTTTCTAAGGTCATTCATTTTTGTTTTAGATACATAGTTAAGATCTACAGAAAAACCTTTCATATCTGGGTAATCAAAGGTTACAGCCTTTGAATCTAGTACTAAAGATGCGATATCTAATTTCATTTTATTCTCCGAAAGTAAAATAGACATTACCTGAATCTTCAACAGGACTAATGTCTAAGGAATTAGTATAGACTTGTGAAGGAGTAATTCTAGGTATTATCCTAGCGTTATCTATCGTGGTTGAAAAACCACCTTTAGATATTACTACATTATCAAAGTCTGGTAATATTTTTTGATTATTGGTGTCCAAATTCATAATTACTGTATAGCTGATTATTAAATCCGACGTGTAAGCTTTTGTTGGTGAGTAAATAGAGCCGCTAGGTGCAAAATAAGATTTATCGTCCCTCCAAGAACATTCCTGTTGGACACTTATACCGATAGACGTGACATTATTATATGTTATACCACCAATACTTAGTAGTATCGGGGTTACTGGTCTAGGGTTTCCTTGCATGTATTCTCTAACTACTGGAACACTCTTGACTATCTCTCTCCTTGCCGCGCTAATAGAAATACTAGCGGAGAGTACCGATTCTTTTGTTAGTGCTATATCTATGGACTCTAAGTAGCAGGGAGTTAGTTCAATAGTATTATCTGTATTAATTATATAAATAGAAAATAGTTTAGGAGTTAGATGTATACTAGTAGGTAGGTATAAGCCATTTCCTCTATCTTCTAATCCCGCTAACTCAAAGAATACTTTCTCTAAAGAGGAATCCGTGAGTAGGACATCCATAGAAAAAGAGGTGGTATTCTGTCTATTTACTATACTATATTTTTTAGCCGTTCTACTGAATAGAGTCTTTCTTTTTCCAGATATCTCGCTGTAGGAAGTATCAGTAGAAAAAGATGATAGGGCATTCATTGAATACCCTATACCTTCATGTATTAACACTACTCTGGCATTTCTGAGTAGTTGTACTGCCATTATACGAAGTTGATAGAAACAGTCGATGTATCGCCGTTATCTAGAGTACCTGTAACAACAGAAGTCTCTGCTACCGTGTCTGTGAAGGTCATAGTAGCTACACCACTAGTTGTAGTGGAAGAAACTGCCGTTGGAGTAGCAGAATTAGTGTTAGTCCAGTATACTACTGTTCCATCAACTACAGGAGTCACTCCGTCTGCTTCAAGTACTGTTGCAGTAACTTGGTTAGTAGCTATACCATCTGCGGCAGAACCATTAACGGTAGCTTCCAAAGAGATATTGGCTAGCCCGGCATTACCAGTCTGAATTAATTGGTTAATTTGAGCTGTAGTGAATGTATCAGAGAACCCTAGGAATGCTTGGTCTCCAGCTGCAAAGTCAGAAGACATAGCTTTGAAGGAGAAAGAAGTACCAATAACATCCGCTGACTCTATACTAGGTATAGCCAGCTGAGCATGCGGGATTACTATTACTGCTCCAGGGGTTGGGGTATCATAAATACCACCCATACATACTGCTATTTCAAAATCTGTTGTAACGGCCTTCTTAGCTAGAAGGTCCTTCAATAGCTCTGCTGTACCACCAATTCTTGTATCTAGGTAAGCTGACATTTCACCTTCTATAGCTAGAGCTCCAGTGTAAGAACCAATAGGGACATCTAAACATGCAAGAGTACTTGGAGTTAAGAAAGTGATGTTGTTATTGAAGGTTACACTACCACCTGTGATAGGGATATTATAAACCTTACCTGTCTCATTATCTTTAACTTTAAGTACAGTAAGCTTGTTACGGATGTAGGATACCTCTAGGTTACAGTCAACAGAGTTAACATCTGCAATAACGAAAGGTGCCGCATCAAGTGGAACTATTTCTGTACCTTGACCTGACCACGCCATAGCACCAATAGCGGCTATATCGTTAGAGATAGATCCTTCGGCTACTTGACAGTTCTCAATAACATACCAGATATTATCTACTAACATATAAATATGGAATTTTAGTAACTCGTGGTGCTGAGAGTCTAAGAAGTTAACCATCATATTGGTAGAGTTAGAAGATAAACCGTTAGTACCTGTAGGGTCAAAAGGAGAACTAGAGGCAAGAGAGTGCCATAAAATAGCATCTGGAGTTAGTTTATACTCATCACCACTACTTGGGGTATTATCTGGATCAAATAGGAATGTATTAATATACGTAGAGAAGCTCCAGTCTGCTGGCTCTAGGGCATCGTTAAAACGGGCACTACCACGAGTAGGCGTGGCTCCAGCTTCTGAGACTTCTACGTCAGAAGTAGTATTACTCTGACTAAAAGATAGGTCATCCTGTACTCGGATTTCCCAAGTATTTGCGGTACTATGACCTGTAAGAACCGTACTAACCCATAGTCGAGTATTACGGAGTAATTGAACTGCCATTTATATAAGCTCCTTATAAAGTGTTAGTATAGATTCATCGCACAGATATCATCGTATCTTACACGCAGTCTAATCTCGCCCATAGCTTGTGGGGCAAGTAGTCCTTCATCTGTACCAATAAGCACCCAGTTGACTTCTGTGATTTTTTTGGTTTGAGAAGAACCGTCTGGTTTTGTTATAGTATATTCAAAGTTCTCGGTAGTGTCAATAAAAGTTTTTATGTCACTAATGAGTTCCTCTAGTTGCTGGTCATAATTATCCTCTCCCTGTACGTATATTCGTACATACAAGTCTAGGAAATTCCACCTAAAACCACCTGGTTGGTATTCAGGGGATTCTGCTGACTTAACTATACTGATAAAAGGAAAGTCTCTGATTTGGTCGAAGTGTAGGACTTTAGTAGAGACATTTCCGTAGATATTAGTGTAGTACCTATCAGTATGAGAACCATCTAAGGCGCTCTTTAGCAGTTCAGCCATTTTTTCGGCTATAGCCGTTCTATTAGTAGACATTAAATCACCTGTTTAACTGTTATTCTGTAGTTTTCTCCTAGAAGAACTCTAGCAGCCCTAGCTAATGCATTACCTATAATTCTTTGAGGATTGCGTAGGTTAGAAGCTAAGTTTTTCTGTGGGGATTGAGTATTTCTAGGGTCAAATACTTGATATGGGTATACCATATATCTGTAGTATATAGACATATTCTGCTGCAACCCTGGTTTACTGTTGGTTATAGCGGTACTAACTACTTCTGTAGTATTAACAAACCTACCGGTTCTATTACGTAAAACAGAATCTCTACCGGACCCTGCGCCAACAGACGTCATTTCTTGTAACATATAGTCCTTCATGGTAAGTTCCAGTAATGTTCGTAGGTTAGCCTGTGATAGTAGTCTACCCTTAGCAGTCTGTACACCTGCGGATATCCCAGGTGCTACAGCGTCCTCTATTTTACCAAATCTTATATCTACCACACCTCTTATTTTTGGGGGTTTCTTAAAATCTGAAGTACCGAATCCGTACCTACTAAGAAGACTAGTACCTAGTTGAGTTGCCGCCGTTGATAGAAGTTCGGAAGATAGCTTTCCAAATATGTTCTTCTCATTCCTTAGTAGCTCTTCTTCGTCTATAGGTTCTTTGAGGGTAAACTTCATAGAAACTATAGATGTCTCGTCATCTCTTAAATCGGAGACAAGTACCTCGTAAGTTACTTTATTCCTAGCTTTTCCCTTTGGATCCTCGAATAATGCTCTAGTTAGTGACATAGCGGATGCAGATAGGCTGGACATATTACACCTTCCTATGTTGCGCTAATATAGACTCTACATGTTTAGGTAAGTTTCGGATAGGGGCTTTAACTACAGATTGTCCTTGGTTAGTAATGGACTGCTGATGGTCTTTATTTCTC